AGGAATGATTGCTCAAGGTCGAATTGACAGATTTGAGCCATAGCACTCAATGCACATACATCGATTTCAACTGCGCTCAAGTCATCAGTTGGAGCATCGAATGGGCAAGAAGATGCTTGCAATACATTACCAAAAAGCACAGTTGCTAATTTGGTTTTTGATTTAACACCTGGTAAAAGGCGGTAGTTGTCAGCGATTGATTCTTCTGCTAAATATGCTTTAGAGTAGAATGCCTCTGGGTTCGCTGCCAATAGAGCGGATGCGTCAACATCCAAATCGAAACGGAGTTTTCTTGACATTTTTATTTGTTTTTTATTGATTACTAAATTGTTTGAATGCGGCAAATTTTTGGCTCATTGTAGCCTCGGCAATTTGCTCCTCTGCCTTCTCTTCTTCTTTCTCTGCATACATCTCTTCCATCTGATTGCGAAGGTCAGCGATGATGGCAATCAATGCCTTCTCACGCTCCTCAATCACCGGCAAGACGATTGCAAGAATTGCTTCTGCATCGGTAGCTGGGTCGATAGCCATCTCTGTGTCAGTTGTAGTGGTGTCCTCTTCAGTTGTCTCTTCAACTGTTGTTTCTTCCATTGCAACCTCTTCAGTTGACATCTCTTCCTCAACCACTTCTTCGGTTGGTTCTTTTTCCACCTCTTTGATTTCAACAACCTCGCCGTCTTTCACGACATAGATTTTGTCCTCAATGGTGTGCTCTCCATCAGGTAACTTCATTGTATTAAGATTTAATTGTTCCGAAAGTTTCAGACCAAGGAAGCCTTCGATGGAAAAACCAACTTGACCCTCTTCAACCAATTTGTTGTAGTACTCTGGGTCAGTCACTTGAGCAGTCACCATGAGAGTTCCTTCCGGTACCTCGATGCCAAATGTGCTGAATGCTTTGTCTTTGGTTGGGTTGTCCACGATCCATGTTTCAAGGATGTAGGCTGGGACTTTCTTGTCAGTGTCATGCTCCAGGTTGAAGATGTCACGATTGCGGAGGTCAGCCATAAACTTGGCATGAATCTTCTCAATTACATCAGCTGTGAACTGCACATAATAGTCACCCTCTTCAGAATCTCTGCGATAGATGTCCATAGGTATCATAGCTGGTGCAGTGATGCGGTATTTCACATCGTCAGCAAAAAGCATTTTTTTCTCGCTGCTAAAAGCTAAGCCACGAACCTTTATGGCTGGCGAACTCGTGAATGCTATCATTTCGATTCCCAAATTCTCGCCATCGGCATATTCATCCTCGATGGTGATTTTGTAAATTGGAAGGTCTTTGGTCATGCTTATATTGCTTTTTTTTTATCTTTGTTCAAAAATTAGTATTATGATACAGATATTCGACCAGGAGATTCCTAACAAAATGAGCGAGCTGACCATTGAGCAGTTCGAAAAAATCAGTCAAATCCTTAACAACCAAGACTTCGACAACATCGAAAAGTATGTGGAGATGTTCAAATATCTTGGCATCAAGGAGGAGATGTGGGATGACTACCCATTCAGCGAGTTCATCAAGCTCGTGCAAGAATTCAACCTCGATTCATACACACCCAATGAGGCGCAGACAACCATCGAGTTGGAAGGCTACACCTATGAGGCGCAGTTGAAGTTGTCAGTGAAGGAGACCAAGCTCATCGAGAAGATTGTGAACACCAAGCCGAATCACTACATCAGTGACATCATGGCAATCATGTTCAAACGAACTGACCTATCCAACACAGAGCACTTCACCGATGCCCACCTCAAGCACAAAGCCAAGTTATTCCGCACACAGAAAGCGGAGCTCTGCGTTCCTTACATTGTATTTGTCACCGAGAAGATAGCTGAATATGCCCAAGCCAATACTGCCCAAGGGGTGGAAGGAAGTCAGTCTTGAGCAGTTCATTGAGCTGCGCCAACTCAAAGCAGAGGATGGTGCATTCAACCACAACATCGATATCCTCTGTGCGCTCACAGATGCCGTACCAGATGACTTCGATGACCTCGACATCGCAGAGGTAGGCGAGATATTCAAGGACCTTCAGTGGCTCTACACCGAGCCGAGCAAATTGTATACCGATAGGATTGGCAAGTTCTATCTCAAGCCAATGACTGACCTGACTCTCGGTGAGTTCATCGACCTCGAGCACTACTTCACCACTGACTACATTCAGTATCTTCCAAACATCTGTGCACTGCTATATCGAATTCCCGAGATCGTGGAGGATGGAGTTGTCGCAAAATGGGAGTCAACTGATTTCAAGACCTCGAGTCGGGTGCATTACTTCCTGGAGCATCCAATCACCAAGATGTATGGTGTGCTGACCGAGTATATTAAGTTTAGAGATAACTTCATCACCAGCCACAAGAACCTAATGACCGAGCAAGTGGTGGGTGACATCGATGACATCACTGACCCAGAAGAAAAGAAAGAAGCAGAGCGTGAGAAGTCCTCTCAAAAGTGGGGATGGGAGCAACTTATCTGGTCGATGTGCAACGGTGACCTCACCAAATACGACCAAGTCATCAACATGAAGCTCGTGCTTGTGTTTAATTTCTTGGCGATGAGAAAAGAGCTGGAGATTTAGTAGTCCAGTGAGTAGTTGAATTCACCGAATAGCGGCTCAAAGTCATAGATTACCTTCGGTTTCTTGCGTAACAAATTACCGAGCTCAAGGATTGGGAACTTCTGCGCCAAGTCAGCCACATAAAGTCCATACATTTCAGCAATCAATCCATTGTATTCGAGAGCCGTGTTGAATTTCTGCACCAAATCGAATGGAGCGATGGTTGCTGTACCATTGTTGAGGTAGCCAAAATAGTAGGCAGCAACAATCTGAATGCGGAGATTGCCCTCGGTGGTCACCTTGGCGTTGATACGCACTGAATCATACAAGGTGTATGTGTCTATGAGTGCTTCATCCTTGATGATTTTCTTGAGAGTGTTGGCGACTCGCCTTCTCAAAGGATATTTGAAGTTATACTCTCCAGTGTTTGCGTAGCGTGCCATTACTTATATTGCATTTAGTCCCCGATTTGTTTAGGAATCTGGCAATCGGTCCATGAATCCATGGTGAATGTGATGGTCATCAACCATCCAGCAGCGTAGTCGAGAAGGTCATTGTTGAGCGGCACCAAAGCTGGGAATCCAACCACATCAAAATCACGATCATTGAGGCTGAATGTGTAGTTCAAATACAAGTCCATGAGAATCTGGTGGCAGTCACTCAAGATGGTGTTGATATTTGCACGGTCCTTCTGAATGATGTCGAAGCAGTAAATCTCAAGCGTGAAGTCATTGGTGTTCTCGGTTGGAATCGCATCCACTGGCACGATGTAGACAATCGGATACTTCTCATCCTTGGTAGCGAAGTTGAAGAGCTGCTCCTTGAAGTCAGAGCCTACCTTTTTGACTTGGAGATGGGCGTTGTAGAATGCGATGATTTCATTGATGAGTGCTTGGTAGCTTATCATAGTACTGAATTTTTCATGATTTTGTTGACCTTGTTCTGTGTGGCTGTGATTTCTGTCTCACTCACCACAGCAGTGACAGTGATGTTCTGACCTGACTCCATGCCAGTTGGTGCGGTTACGTTGTTCGCTGCGTTGCCTTGACCGAATAGGTTGCCAGGTACGAATGATGGAACGGCTGTATTGCCCACATTAGCAGAAGCACCACCTCCACCTCCAGCACTTGGAGTCTGAACGGATGCGCCACCACCACCCATGAACTTGGAGATGGATGATGCCACGATTGTACCGATGGAAGTTGCCGCACGAATCTTGGCACCGGCAGCAGCCGCTGAAGCGAGTGCGAGACCACCATCAGGCAATGCTTTCCACAATGGGTTGGCATAGTAGCCAGATATCTCCTTCTGTGTGTTGACTATGATTTCACCGATGGCAAGTGCTTTATCTACCAAGAATAACGCATTGGCGAGCTTTTTGTTCTCACCAGCCAATTCAGTGAGTCCAGATATGAGTCCTTTGGCGGCACCGAGTTTGGCTTGAGCGAGCTCTTCCTCTGCTGCGATGACAGCTTCATTGTATTTTTGCTGCTCTTCAAAGGATGCCATGTTGCCCTCCGCTTGAATCTGAAGAGTCTTGGTGCGAGTGTCGACCATTGTAGAGACGATGCTTCTCGCAGTCTTGGTGGCAAGCATCTCATTGTTTTCAGAATCTTCCTTTCTGATGTTATTTATCTCAAGAGTCTGTGCCTTCTCAAGAGCGGTGATATCAAGTTTATATTTTTTAGCTTCTTCAATCAGTTTTGCATATTTGGCTTTGACATCATCAATCTCAATTTGAGTTTGTGTTTTTGTTGAGTCAGTCAGTAGCTTATTGGCTGCGGCAATCTCTTTCTTTATGGCATCTCTTCCCTCTTTATATGCTTTAGCCGCTGCCTCTGCTCTTGCTTTAGCCGCTTCAGCATCTTTGGCAGCTTGTGCTTTCGCTTCATCCGCATCCTCTTTGGCGGCTTTGTTTATGATGACTTTGCGATCAACCTGCGCTTGGCGGATGATGGCATTCTCATCTTGCATTTGTTTCTTTAGTCTTGCCCTTTCTTGCTCGGCTAACACACCACGCTTGTCCCCCAATTCTTTGAGGTCCTTCTGCGTTTGTGCCAATCTCTTTTTGGACTCTCTTTCCGTGACCTTGGTCTTTTCAATCTCGAGCTTGGTGGTTTCCTTGCCTAACGATTGAGCAAGCTGAATCTCCTGGTCGATTCCTTTACTTTGCTTATCAGCTCTTTCTTTGGATGATGCAATGATTTTCTCATTGTTGGATTTGACCTTTTCCGCTGCATCATCTGAAGCAGCCGTACTCAATCCCAACCATTCAGTCAGTTCTTTGAATGACTCAACCAATAACTTGATTGGAGCAGATAGGAAGTCAATGGCTTTCTGAAGCACGCCAATCTTATTCAAGAAGGCACCTATCGTCACCACGATTGCGGTGATGACAGCAGCAAGTAAGAAAATTGGATTCACGAGAAGTTGCATTCCCAGCTTAACGAATGCGCCACCCATAGTTGTGACAGTGCTCGTGAGACCTTTCAATCCCTTGCTGATGTCAGCGGCATTCAATCCACCAAGTGATTTGCTGAATACCTTTGCTTTCTCAGATGCCTCTTCGAAGTCGAGTGACATCAATGAGTCACGGATGCCACCAAATGAGTTGCTGATTTGTTCGAATTTCGAACCAGATGCGAACACATTCACAGCATCATTCGCATCCTTAATCCTATCCGCTACCTCACCAGCTCGTTGGGCGAGAGCCGCCATTTGTTCCGGGTCAGACGCTTCAGCAATGGCTGCCTTGAGTGAACGGAGCTCTGCCTTGAGTGACTGAACACCCGAGAGCTTGAGAGGTATTTCTATTTCATTAGCCATATATTCTGACTTCTATTGGTGAGTTTAATAATTGTGAATCAGTATGCGCATGATTCTGTGTTTTGGTTGTGTGCACCACAATGTCACCATCGCTGTTGACGTAGGCAGTAGCAATGTAGTCATGTTCTACATTGCCGATTATGACGAAAGTGTTTAGAGCATCGAATGGGCTGATAGGAGTGCCGAGATATTGACCCACAGATGTGCGAGTCCAGGTGATTACTCCGATGTTCTCAGCCAATACAGAAGCAGTCGGTGCAGCAGTACCGCTCTGCGTTAGTAGTGCGACATAAGTCTGCGCCACAGCAGCAGCTCCGTTGATGCGAGGCGTGATGATTCCATCCTCCTGGAGTGTCTTATTGTCACCGATGACCAAGCCACGCAGACCATCACCGATGTTGTTGCCCTCACCACGCACGATGACATCCATGCCAGATAGGTTGACATTTGCTTCCACTGATCGTG